GGAAAATAATCTATATATAGTACTTGATGATTTTGTAAGTAAGTCCATAGTTGTAAATAAAAACAAACGAAAGAACTGGGAGTACGGATATAATAAAGACTATGACCTCGTTGTTATATCTAAAGATGGAACCATAGGTGACATATATAATATAAATGGGGTAAAGATTGCCTTACCTTTAGTTCCAGATAAAGTAGAAAATAGAGGAGGAAAGTGGGTAGCTAACGAGTATCCTAAAGAGCTACAAAAAATAAAAACAATATTTGATTGGAACAGGAAAGATAATGCGTTCAAGATACAGTATGTAGATTATATAGAACAAGAATTTGAAAGGAGAGAAAACGGATTCTGGTTTATAAACAATAATGTACCTACATACATTACAGGAACGCACTACATGTATTTACAGTGGACCAAAATAGATATAGGTCTACCAGACTTCAGAGAGTCTAACAGAATATTTTATATATACTGGGAAGCGTGTAAGGCTGACAACAGATCTTTTGGTATGTGTTACCTAAAGAACAGGCGTTCTGGATTCTCTTTTATGAGTTCTGCTGAATCGTGTAATACGGGAACAATAGTTCGAGACTCTCGAATTGGTATATTATCAAAAACAGGTAGCGATGCAAAGAAAATGTTTACGGACAAGGTGGTTCCAATCGTTAGGAATTACCCGTTTTTTTTCAAACCTATTCAGGACGGTATGGATAATCCTAAGACTGAATTGGCTTTTAGGGTTCCTGCTAGTAAAATTACTAGGAAGAATATGGACGAAGAAAAGACGGAAGATATCGAAGGTCTGGACACAACCATAGACTGGAAAAATACTGCTGACAACAGTTACGATGGTGAGAAACTATTATTGCTAGTTCATGATGAAAGTGGTAAATGGGAAAAACCAGAGAATATACTAAATAACTGGAGAGTTACCAAGACATGTTTAAGGCTTGGTGCTAAGATTATAGGTAAGTGTATGATGGGATCAACATCAAATGCTTTGCCAAAAGGTGGAGAGAACTTTAAGAAACTATACAACGATAGTAATCCATCTACAAGATCAGCTAATGAACAAACTAAAAGTGGTTTATACTCTTTGTTTATACCAATGGAGTGGAACGTAGAGGGTTACATAGACGAGTATGGTTGGCCAGTATTTGATAATCCAGAAAAGCCAATAAAAGGTATAGATGGAGAAACAATAAACACAGGAGTTATAACATGGTGGAACAACGAGGTAAACGCATTAAAGTCTGATTCAGACGCTTTAAATGAATTCTATAGGCAGTTTCCAAGAACAGAGTCACATGCATTTAGAGATGAATCAAAGCAATCTATATTTAACTTAACAAAGATATACCAGCAGATTGATTATAATGATTCTTTGATAAAAGAAAAGTTCTTGACTAGAGGATATTTTCACTGGAAAAATGGAGAAAAAGATAGCGAGGTTATATGGACTCCAGACAAGAATGGAAGATTTTTAGTATCTTGGATACCCAAACCACACTTAAGAAATAACGTAATAGTAAAGAATGGAAAGAAGTACCCTGCAAACGAACACATGGGAGCATTTGGCTGTGACCCTTATGACATATCGGGTGTTGTTGGAGGAGGTGGTTCTAACGGTGCTCTCCATGGTATGACAACGTTTCATATGTCTGATGGTCCAACAAATGAATTCTTTTTAGAGTATATAGCAAGACCTCAGACGGCTGAGATATTTTTTGAGGATGTATTGATGGCTTGTCATTTTTATGGAATGCCTATATTAGCAGAAAATAATAAGGCTAGATTATTGTATCATTTTAAGAATAGAGGTTACAGATCTTTCTCGATGAATAGGCCAGACAAGAACTTGGGCAAACTATCTAAGACTGAAATAGAAATAGGTGGAATACCAAACTCTAGTGAAGACGTTAGACAGGCTCATGCTTCGTGTATTGAATCATACATAGAAGAGTATGTTGGTTTTGATACAGAAGGGACATACAGAGATAATGATGCAATAGGGTCCATGTACTTTAATAAAACACTAGAAGATTGGGCCAGGTTTGACCCAACAAACAGGACAAAACACGATGCGTCAATTAGTTCTGGTTTAGCTATTATGGCAAACAGAAAGCATATGTTTGTTCCTGAGAGAAAAGAATCAAAAATTAGTATTAAATTTGTAAGATATAATAATCAGGGCAGTCACAGCAAAATTATAGAATAGAATGGAAAAACCATCTGTTGTAATATATCAGAATCCGTTTCCTAGCCAAATGGTAACGGACGAAGAAAAACAAACTTATGAGTACGGCTTAAAGGTTGGTAAGGCCATTGAAGGAGAATGGTTCAAGCGAAAAAATAATACGTGTAGGTTTTATGATCAGTGGGGAGAATACCACAGACTACGTTTATATGCTAGAGGTCAACAGCCAGTACAAAAATATAAGGATGAACTTGCTATAAACGGAGATATGTCTATGATGAACTTAGACTGGACTCCAGTGCCTATTATACCTAAGTTTGTTGACGTTGTTGTAAACGGGATGTCTGACAGACTTTTTGAAATTAGAACAGAGGCACAAGACGTTATGTCTGCCGAGAAGAAGAACATATTTCAAGAAATGATTGAGGCTGATATGATAGCCAAAGATTTCTTGACAATGACTCAAGAGCAGTTTGGAGTTAATGCTTTTAATGTTGATCCAAAAGACTTACCAGAAAATGACGAGGAGCTTGAGCTATATATGCAGCTTAAGTACAAGCCAAGTATAGAGATTGCTAGTGAGGTAGCCATCAATACAGTGCTTGAGATGAATGACTATCCTGAGCTAAGAAAGTTAGTAGATTATGATCTTGTTACATTGGGTGTGTCTGTTGTCAAGCATTCATTCTTAGTAAATGATGGATTAAGGGTAGAGTATGTTGACCCAGCTAACTGGATACATAGCTATACAGAGAAGAATGATTTCTCTGATTGTTATTACTTTGGTGAAGTAAAGCAAATGCACTACACTGAATTGCTTAAAATTGACCCTAACTTAACTGACGAACAATTAAACGAAATAAGAAGCACAAGCTCTGCTTGGTATACATATTTTCCTATAATACGAAACTATCAGGATGATTACTTCCTTAATGAAGTTGTCACTCTTATTTACTTCAATTACAAAGCTTCAAAGAAGTTTGTATGGAAAAAGAAGATGTTAGAGAATGGTGGTGAGAGAATTATCAGAAAAGGTGAAAACTTTAATCCACCTACAGAAGATGGTATTCCATATGAAAAGGTTGAAGCAGTAAGAGATGTTTGGTACGAAGGCATTTTAGTAGCTGGTACCAATATTATTCTTAAGTGGGAGATGATGAAGAATATGGTTAGACCAAAGTCTGCTAGTCAAAAGGCTTATCCTAACTATATTGCTTTTGCACCTAGAATGTATAAAGGAATAATGGAGTCTCTTGTTAGAAGAATGATTCCTTTTGCAGATCAGATACAGCTTACACACTTAAAGTTACAACAAGTTACGGCAAGAGTTGTACCAGATGGTGTATTTATTGATGCTGATGGTATTAATGAGGTAGACCTTGGGACAGGTGCTGCATATAATCCAGAGGATGCACTTAAGTTATACTTCCAAACAGGTAGTGTAATTGGTAGAAGCTATACTCAAGATGGTGAGTTTAACAATGCTAGAATTCCTATTCAAGAGCTTAGCACTAATAGTGGACAAGCTAAAATGTCTTCTCTTATAAATAACTATAACCACTATCTTAATATGATAAGAGATGTGACTGGAATCAATGAAGCTAGGGATGGTACAATGCCACACCCTGACGCTCTTGTTGGTATACAGAAGTTAGCAGCTCTTAACTCTAACACAGCTACTAGACACATACTAGAGGCCAATCTAAACATAACAAAAAGAATGGCTGAGTGTATATCAATACGTATTGCTGACATCATGGAATACTCAGATTTTTCTGAGCAGTTTTCAATGCAGATAGGCAAGTATAATTTAGCAATACTTGATGAAATTAGAGACTTATATTTATTTGACTTTGGTATATTTATAGACCTTTCTCCAGATGAGGAAGAAAGACAAATGCTTGAGGCAAATATTCAGGTAGCTCTTCAGCAACAAACAATTGATTTAGAGGATGCCATTGATATTAGAAATATCAAGAACATCAAGATGGCAAATGAGTTGCTTAAAATGAAGAGGAAGAAGAGAATGGAATCTCAGCAACAACAGAAAGAGATGGAGTATCAGATGCAGATGCAAACTAATATTCAATCACAACAAGCTGCTGCTGAATCTAAGGCTCAGTTGCTACAGATGGAGGCTCAGAGTAAAATTCAACTTAAAGAGGCTGAAGCTAACTATGAAATAATGAAGATGCAAGCAGAGGCTGAACTTAAGAAAGAACTAATGAATATTGAGTTCCAATATAATATGCAATTAAAAGGCATGGATGCTGAACAATTGAAGGTTAGAGAGGATGAAAAAGAAAAAGCTAAAGATAAAAGAATTGACATTCAAGCATCAAGACAATCTGAATTAATTAATCAAAGAAAGAACAATCTTCCACCTATTGACTTCGAAAGTACAGAAGATTCTCTAGATGGATTTGATTTAGAATCTTTCGAACCTAGATAATAAAGATGAAAAACAGAACAACAGCTACAACAACAAAAGAAAAAATAAAGATTAATCCTTATTTATCTGGAAGTGCTGACAAAAATAGATTTGATGTTAACTATGGAGTTCAGATTGAAAGGGGACCTATGACGTTTGATATAAATCAAAGTTCTGGAACTGGATACAGACCTGAAACTGAAATTTCTTTAGGAATAAATATTCCAATAACCAGAAGGGTTAAATATCGTAATAAATAATATGGCATATATAGAACACAACTTTTTCCCACTCAAGGTATTTGTAAGGAATGAGTATATGTATCAATTTAAGAGTGGGCATGGTGAATTCACTCAAGGAGTTATAATGTCTGTTAGATGCATGCCTGGTCAAGCTGCATTATTCCAAGTTCTTCTTGAGAACGGTGTAATGAGAGATAAGTTACCATCTCATGCACTGCTTACTAAACCTGAGTTACCAAACCCAGATTTACCATTTCATTATTTACAGATATGGAATTGTTTTTCATATAACTTCACTTTATTGCACCTGTCTTATGTTTATGATACTAAAGTTGAGGTGTATATGAAAGATAGAAAATGGTACGAAGGAAGTTATTATGCAACAATAAACTGGGGATCAAATGACTTAAATACTGATTTATCTCTAGCAGAAGATCCATTAGAACATAAGAGTCATCACATTATATTACTTGATAATGGACAGATAGCCTTACAACCAAACAATAGAATAAAATGGTCAGAGCCCTCTTTTGTTACTAAACCATTCCCTGAAAAACCAGATTATATGGTAAATACTGAATACTTTAATTCAGAAGGATATGAGAAATGGAACACAGAAGACTCTCAAGCAATGTTTTACGAAAACGAGTAATATAATATTTATTAACTTTGTAAAAATTAAATTAAATAAAAATGGAAGGAGAAATAAAAGTAAGAGCGGTAGACTTTGAAGAAAAATCAGTTGCTGAGGTAGAAGAACAACTACTAAAACAACATGAAGAATCTACAGACGCTACTAGTGAAACATCGGATACAGTAGAAACAACATCTACTCCCGATACTATAGAGACAATTATTAATGAAGATAATTCGCCAACAATTGTTGACGATATTGATGATAATAAAGTTCTTTCATATATTGGTAAAAGATACAATAGAGACATAAATAACTTAGATGAGTTATTTGAACAGAGACAACAGAATGAGGATTTACCAGAAGATGTCTCTGCGTTTCTAAAGTATAAAAAAGAAACAGGACGTGGAATCGAAGATTTTATTCAATTGAATAAGAACTACGATGAAATGGACGAGGAGTCTTTGCTTTTTGAATATCATCGAGAACAAAACCCAGAATTAGAACCAGAAGATATTCGGTTCGATGTATCTGAAAAGTTTAGTTACGATGAGGATTTTGATGATGAAAAAGAAATCAAAAAGAAAAAATTAGCAAAGAAAAAAGAGCTCTCAAAAGCTAAGAAATACTTTAACGACCTAAAAGAGCAGTACAAAGTTCCACTTGAGTCAAGGGAATCGTTTGTTCAACAGGAAGATAAAGAAGAGTATGATGCTTACAAGAGATATAAAGATTCCTCAAAGTCTGCGGAAGAAGACGGCAGAAAGAAAGCTGAGTACTTCTCTAAAAAAACTCAAGAACTTTTCTCTAATAATTTTGAAGGTCTCAAATTTAATTTAGATGAAAACAAGAAGTTGGTTTATAAACCTGGAGATCCAAAAGCTTTATTGCAAGAACAAAACGATTTGAGAAACTTTGTTTCACAATTTCTCGATGACAATGGTTACCTTGCAGATGCTGAAGCATTCCATCGTTCAATTGCTATAGCTAAAAACCCAGATAAGTTTGCTAAATTTTTCTATGAAAAAGGAATGGCAGATGCGGTAGGTAGTGTTGCTAAAGAGTCTAAAAATATTGATATGACTCGACAGGCTACACAGGTAACTCCCGGTTAAGGCAACATTGCCTACAAACTATATTACAAACTTTAACTTCTTGAATCAGTATCTTCCTGATACTTATGAGCAAGAATTTGAGCGTTATGGAAACAGATCAATCGCATCCTTCTTGCGTATGGTTGGTGCTGAACTTCCTACAAACTCTGACATGATTAAATGGGCAGAGCAAGGTCGTTTGCATACAAAATATACTAACGTTGTTCCTGATGATGCACTTGGTTCTGATACTGCTGAATTTACTATTCCTGGTGGTGCTATCTGTAACTTCAGAAAAAATCAAACAGTATTTTTATCATCTCAAACTGTAGCCGCAAACTCTGCTAAAGCAGTTATTTCAAGAGTTGGTATTGCTGATGGTTTAGCTTCAAACTCAACTTTTGAAGTTAAATTCTATGAGGCTGCTGGTTCTCCATTTACAATAACTACAGAATTAGTTACGGCTTTTGTTTACGGTTCTGAATTTTCTAAGGGTACTACTGGAATGGATGGATCATTAGAGGCTGAAGATTTATTCTTTGATGTTAAACCTATTATCATTAAGGATACTTACACTGTGTCTGGTTCTGATATGGCTCAAGTAGGATGGGTTGAAGTTACTACTGAAAATGGTGCTACAGGATACTTGTGGTACATGAAATCAGAGCACGAAACTCGTCTTCGCTTTGAGGATTACCTTGAAATGGCAATGGTTGAAGGTGTTCCTGCTGAAGCT